GTTGATGCTGCTGGTGCTGATGACGAAATTCTCAGCGATGCAAGCGGCCTTACTGTAAACAACATCGAAGCCGGCGAATCAATTGCAGCTATCCACGTTCGTGGTAAAGCTTGGGGAGCTAACGACCTTGCTCGCTATTTCTCTGGTGATGATCCAATGGCTGCAATCGGTGATATGAACGCTGCTTACTGGGCAAACCGTGAACAGCACGTTCTTTTGGCAACACTTGCCGGTATCACAGACCCAACAGACGGTGCTATCAAGGCTCACACTCTTGATATCTCTGGTGGAGTTGGAGATGCTGCTGTACTTTCAAGCGAAGCAATGATTGATGCAATGTACCTTATGGGTGACCACGCTGCTGAACTCGGCGGAATCATCTGTAACTCTGCAACAATGGCAAAACTTGTAAAACTCAACCTCATCGACACTGTTCGTGACGCTGACTCTCCAGTTGAGTACAAGTTCTATATGGGTAAACCAGTTATCGTTGACGATGCTCTCGTTGCTGATACTGGAAAGAACTCAATCTACTTCTTCGGTCTTGGAGCAATTGCTTTCAACGAAGATACAGACGGACTTGAAATCACAGAAACAGACCGTGATACACTCAAGGGTGAAGATGTTCTCATCTCTCGCCGTGCATTTGTTATGCATCCTCGTGGCTTGCAGTGGACAGGTACTGCTACTGGTGTTACACCAAACAACACAGAGTTGGCTGATCCAGATAACTGGGCACTTGCTGACAACATCAAGAACGTACCAATCACAAGACTCATTTGCAAACTTGCATAATGAAAAGGCAGGGTATCTTTCGGGGTACCCTGCCCTATTTTCTAGGAGAATGAAAAATGGGAATGATGACATTTTCATTGCAGAGACAGCGTGAAGAAATGGCTAAAAAGGCTGAGCCTAAGGTTGAAAACAAACCAGAGGTAAAGGCTGAAGCTAAACCTGTTGAAGCAAAACCAGAGCCAAAGGCAGAGCCAAAAGCTGAAGTAAAAGCTGAACCAAAAGTTGAGTCAAAAGCAGAAGCAAAAAAGGCTGAACCTAAAGCTGAAGCAAAAACAGAAAACAAGGCAGAGGCAAAACCTGAAAAGGCTGCCCTCCGCGACGAATAAAGAGGTGTTTTATGGCTGATGTAATTCCAGAAAATGAAGTTGTCCTCATTGTTGAAGACGGTTCCTGCGTTCCGTCTGCAAACTGTTATGTCAGCCTTGAATATGCAGACGAGTATATGAGAAACACCGGCCGCACAGACTGGCTTAATAAAACGGTTGATGAGCGAAAAAGTTTTCTCATAAATGCTACCAGATATATTGACCGTGCATATTCACTTATTGGCTGGAAAGGAAAAAAGAAATACCACAGAAGACAGAATCTATGCTTTCCCCGTGTAGAACTCTTCGACAAAGATGGTGATGAGGTCCTGGGTATTCCTGAAGAACTTAAGCAGGCAGTTTGTGAAGCAGGTTATATTTCTACATCTGTAACATCTCTGTTTGATGTGAAAGATTCTGCCGGAACTGTAAAGAAGCAGAAAGTTGATGTTCTTGAAGTTGAATATTACTCTCAGGCAGATTCTGCTTCCGGCACTTATATTTCACGATTTACTGTTCTTGATAATCTCCTTGCAGGACTTTACAAGACCAAGAACAGTTATTGCAGAATTAAAAGAGCCATTCATACAGATATGTTGGGAGGCTGGGCTTAATGGACTACGTAGCTCTCAGACAGGTTGCAGATTCTCTTATTGATAATTTTTCAAACCACCAGGAAGCAATTCTTCTCAAAGGTGAAAAAATAAAAGACCCTATGACGGGTAAAATTATTATGAACTACAGGGAAGTTTCTGCTGACACAAGAGCGGTTATGACAAATTATTCAGAGGAAGCAATTGCCAAGAGCGAGGGAGTCATTAGGGCCGGTGACGTAAAGTTTGTAGCCAGGTTCACGGAAGAACCTACAGAAGTAGACGACAGGGTTAAATATGCAGGTGTAAGTTATAACATTGTGCATTATAAACCTATAAACCCTACCGGAGACTATGTAGTTGCATACATAATTCAGGGGAGAAAAGCTTAATGGCAACTATAACTTTCAAGGTCAAACATTATGATAAATCTGTTTCAAGATATAAGTTTGACAGTGATAAGGATAAGAAAGTTGCTCAGATGATTGGACGTCGTGTTATGGAAGATGTAATGGTCGGTGCAGCTCCAAAGATTGCAAGACGTTACAAATATACAGTTGCACAACATAACAGACGAGCAATTATGGAAGCTGCTATATATTTTCAGAGAGTTGTATCTAGGACTCCAAGAGATGAGCACTGGTATGACCCTGAAACAAAAAAGAGCCACGCACCTGACAAAGATTATATCTGGAAGGCGTGGACTATAAAATACGGCAGGTCATCAATAACTTCTGCTGAAATGGGAGAAGATTTGTTTGATGAATTTAATGACAAGTATTCTATAAATATTATTGCAGAAAAACTTACTTTGCTTTACGGAGGGCACGACGTAATTGCAAACAGAAAAACGCGAATAAAAAATATCAGAATTGAAAATCTGCATCCGCGTTTTGCAATGCTTGAATACGGAACTTACGTACCGCCAGATGGCAGTATAAAAACAGGTAAAGAAAGAGGACTTCCTCACGGTAAGTTTAGTGGATATTCAATACAGGCTCCTTATGGAATGGAGCGAATTACAAGAGCAGAAATGGCAGCGTTTACGCCAGAAATGCTTGATAATTATTTTGGAACCTATGGTTCGGTAGAAGCTGAAAACGAACAGGTTCCTACAGGAGAGCAGATGAAAGCTCTTCGAAGAGTAATGATGCAGAACGGAATATTAAAGAGGCATTTAAGCCCTAAAGATATAGCTCGTATTTCGGAGGTTATGGATAAATGACAGATACATATATTTGGCAGAAAATACGCCTTCGTTTTATGAAAGTAATTGAAGCGTTCGACGAAGAAAAGGGTCACACAGAGCCTTCAACTGTAATCGAACCTAATGATACGGACACAAGACCGGAGGATAAGCTCTGGTTTGAAATATTTCCATTACGCGGTAAACCGTTTCAGCAGGAGCTTGGAACTCACGGCCGCAACAGATGGATATGCGGGCTGCAGATTAACATCAACAGTCCTAAAGCTAGAGGCACTTACGACATAGATGAGGCTTACGATTTTATCGCGGCCCATTTTAAGCGTGGTGATATTTTTGACGGGATAAGAGTTTTAGAAACTGCGTATCGTTCTTCCGCACGGACGTATGAAGACTTTTATTCTGAGCCTGTGACTGTAATGGTTCAGGCAGACCTTGACAATTAGAGGGAAACATTATGATAGATAAATCAGAAGTTATGCACAACATAAAAGTCGGTTCAGACACAGACTTGTTCATTTCAAGAATTAACACAGACAAAAAGTCTGAGAAATTCACAAAGATCAAGTCTCACGAAGCCGGTTTTGACTATCCGTACCTCACACGTACTACTGGAAACAGTCTTAAACCAACAACTGAATACATTCAGTCAAATGAGCTTCGTCACGGTGGTGCTGAATCAGCTCCAAGACCTGGAAACACTTCTGTTGAAGGAAGCATTGATGTTGAAGTATCTCCAGATACTTTCGACGATAACTTCAGTGCTTTGTTCAACAATGAATGGAAGAGATGGGAATCAGACTCAAATTCTGATTCTAACCTCGACGATATTCCTTGTGGAACAGGTCAGTTCCTTACAAGAGCCTGTAAGCTGAAAGATCCAAGCGACCCTACTGAGGGTTATGACGAAGATTCTTACAACCCGGATGAGGAATTCAAACCACGTCATCTTCTTAAAAACGCAGCTCAGAATGATGGTATTCTTGAAGTACCAGAAGGTGCTGTTGTAAACGAAATTACTTTCGGAAAGAAGAGCATTGAGTATCTCATTACCAAAAAGTATGGCGGATTTGAGGGCGAAGATATGTACCATATCTTCAAGCGACTCGCCGTTGGTACACTTGATTTGAACGCTGAAATCGGAAGTATCGTAACTGGTTCTTTCGGATTTATGGGTGATTCAAGTTCAGATATCCTAGGTACACAGGATGCCAAGAATTATCTTGGTGGTTCTAGTGATGATGATTTCGAAGACGATACAATGTCTGGTAATAAATACATCGACGAACTTCCTGAGAAGGCAACAGAAACTGACCAATTTACATCACGCGAGGGTGACCTCTGGATTAACGGTAAGAACATTACCTTCGGTCAGTCACTTTCATTCAACGTTGATAAGAACCTTGAAAAGAAGTATGCATTGTTCGTAAAGAACCCTATTGCAAAATCTTCTTTGAGAAAGGCAATCACAGCCAACTTGAGCACATATCTTGTTCCAGACTCACAGACACTTTACAATCTTGCTAACAACAACAAGACTTTCGAAGTTCTCTTTGCTTTCGAAGACAAGGGATATAAGAACGATTCGTTCAAGGCAGAAGACAAACCTCAGAACATTTATCTGTTCCAGATTTTCAATGCAAAAGCTGAAGACAGAGATTTGTCTGCTTCAGGTGAATCTGACTACAATATGACAATTCCTCTCCGTTCATTCGGTGAGAGACTTGTACGTGTATTTAAGATTGCAGTTCCAAAGCTTACAAAGTCTAAGCCTGTTGTTGTAAATTCTGCAAAGGCCGCACTCTTTACTCCAAATATCGTTCTCGGAATGGGAGATATCGTTGAGTACAACGCTTCTACAGCTCCAAACGGTCTTAAAGTAAAGGTTCAGGTTGGAAGCGGAACTCCAACAGATTTGACTCTTGATATCGGTTATGAAACAGGAGTTTTGACAACTTCTAAACCTGCTAACTGGGATACAAATTATACAGACTATTACAAAAAAGAAGGTAATAAGTTTGTAAGACTTCAAGCTCAGACAACTCCTCCAGATTGGGCCGCAGGTACCTACTATGAAGCAGGTGTTGTAGATGCAGGTGGAACAGCAAATCCTGATGCAAATGTTATCCTTGACCTTCTTGATGCCGGCGAAGACGGTACATATGGAAAAGTAACAATCATTCCTGATTCAGGTGCAACTCCAGGCGATGCAGTTGTTGTAACTGCAAATCTTGGCGGTCAGGACTGTTCTTGTCACTTCACTGCATAAGTCAACTACCCCTTCCTAAAGGAAGGGGTTTGTAGTTTTTTTCATCCTACAACTTTTCTCGTTTCACCGAGACAGCCTGTAGTGTTTGCACAAAGTACATTCACTACAGGTCTTACTTTCTCTCCACGAGCTTCAATTTCCACCGTTGCAGTGGTATAATAATTTCTAAGGTTTACTGCTGCATTTATATCCCTGTCGTGATGAACTCCACACTGAGGACAATCCCATTCACGAATATTAAGGTTCTTAACTGCAATATTCTTGAATCCACAGTTGGAACATAACTGACTTGACGGATAGAATTTATCTGCTTCGATAAGTTGCCCTAGGTTATTACTGAGTTTATATCTCAGCATTTCTTTGAACATACCAAAGCCAATGTCATTCACTGTTTTGCCATTTCTCATTCCTTTGTTAGCCATAGAACGCATATCGAGTTTTTCAATAACCACAACATCATATTCTCTGGCTATACGTGTAGATTCTTTATCGAGAAAAGCTTTTCTCTGATTAGATATTTTCTCATACACTTTCGCAACTTTCAGTCGAGCTTTCTCGTGACGTTTTGAGCCTATTTCAGTTCGACTAAAATTGCGTTGTGTGTGAGCAAGTTTTTTCTGAGCCTTACGATAGTACATTGGGTACTTGGCTTTCGTACCGTCTGAATATACCGCTAACTCTTTGTAACTCATATCTATTCCAAGAATCTTTTCTTGAGTTATATCTTTTTTAATAATCTCTGGAGTTTGTTCAGTAAGTATTGATACAAAATATTTATTAGCAGGAGTTCTACTTACAGTTACAGATTTTATTTTTCCTTTGCAGAATCTATGTAAAACAATTTTTATAAATCCGAGTTTTGGGAGTTTTAATTTTCCGTTTTCAATTCTGATTGTTTCTTTAATGTTATTTGTTGTATAAGCCTGTTTTCCTTTACGTTTTGAATGAAACTCTGGAAACTTAGCAGTTTTGTTAAAGAAGTTTTTATAAGCAGTCTGAATGTGAAGTTGTGAGTTACACAATGCAAGTGAATCAACTTCTTTAAGCCATTCATATTCAGATTTAAGACTTGCTGGAGTCTTTATCTTTGATTTTCCTGTTTCTTTATATTGTTTCTTTGCGTCAGCGAGTAAGGCATTATATACAAATCTAGCACAACCAATTGTCTTATTAATCAGCTCTGCCTGTTCTTGAGTAGGATAGATTCTGTATTTATATGCCTTATATGCCATATTTACATTTCCATTCTTTGATTGTTTACATAGTTCATCAAAGTTTCTAATGATACGTTTCCTGTTGTCGCAAGGTAATAACTAGGAGACCAAAATGAATCTCCCCAAAGTTTTGTTTTCAATTCTTCAGAGAACTCTTCTCTTAATACCCTTGCAGACCTTCCTTTTATAACATTCACAAGTTTTGGAATATCTGTAGCAGGTTTTGTTTTAAGTAAAATATAAATGTGGTCAATTCCACACTCAATATTCACAACCTCATTGCCACTTTCAGCAACAAGACGCTTAATAATATCCTTGCAACATTCTGATATTTTTTCAGATATAAAAACATTCTGTCTGTACTTTACAACGATTATCAGATGATACATAAGCGAATATACTGCATTTCCACTGGATTCAAGTTCTTTCTTCATAGGTTATCCTGTTTTTATACTACCCCACAGAAATAAATACCTTAAATTATTTTACGCAATTCATCCTCCATCTAAGGCAAGAGGATTCCTTGCCGCTGCATAATTAAGTTCACATTTTTTTGTGACTAATATATATCCGAGTTTCGTATGAGACTCGGATATTTTTTTTTAACAGAGGATGAAATGGAGAAACAAGTAATAAACATCGAAGACCTCTTCTCGGAAGACCGCGAAGAAAACGGTGTTTGGTTTGAACCAAAGGTAAACGGGGGTTCCTGTGGTCTACAGTTTCTTGTTACGGGATTCGGCTCGAACAAAAATGCCGCGGGTGCCGAACGTTATGACAAAGAAAGGGCTGAGCTGGATGAATTAAAAGATCCAGTTGAAAGAGCAAAGAAGCGTAAAGAACTTGATGCAAAACGAGTTGCAGAGTTTATTGAGGGGCTTAAACCTGCCGAAGGCTGCGAAGTAAATTTTGGTGGTAAGCCTATAGAGTATTCCAAACCGGTTGTGCAGCAGATATTTCTTAATGCTCCGCTTATACGCGATGAAATTATAAGGTTTGCAAAAACAACCACAAATTTTATCAAAAGGGAGAAAGACGACTAAAAGAAGCAGTAGAGCGTTATTTCTTCCTTTATCATTACCATTCTGTGAAAAAGAAAATAACGAAAAATGGAAAGGAAACTACTAAAACAGAATGGCTTAGAAATGTTGATGTCAGAGAAGACTTCATTAAAAGCAGAGGTGGGGGAAAAGCCGGAGAGCAGAAATTTTATGAACTTGGAGAAACCGAAGAACGATATCGTAAACTTCGTGAGATTCCAATTCCAAAAGAGTATGCCTGGATATTCAAGCACTTCCTGCAGATTTGGCAAGGATGTGAACACGATATGATGGGAAACATTATTTTTACGTTTCACACCATCAATGATTATGTGGAATGTATGAAAGTGCCGCTTACAGTTGAGGATAAGAAGATGATTCTCAAAATGAAAGCCTGGGCACAGAACACCATATCTGAAATGAGCGATAAAAACGAATAAACGAATAGGAGAATTTATGGAAAACAAAAAAATTGTAAATCTTGAAGATTTTTTTACAGATGTGAATGAACGCGAGGGCGTTTGGCACGAACCAATTATTGACAACATTCCGATTGGACTTGAGCTCCTTCTTATTGGTATTCATTCAGAAGAAGCCATTAAAAAGATGGAAGAAATTGATGAGAAGACTAAAGCTGTGCGTGAAGACAAGAAGATCGACGCTGATAAACAAGAAGAAGAGCTTAAACAGCTTGATGCTCTCCGCGTTGCTGTCCTTACAAAAGGAATCCGATGTACAGATGGTTCTGAACTTCACGTAAATGGAGAACCGTTAGAGTTCTCTGAAGAAGTTGCACAAAAACTGTATTACAACAGTCCAGATATCAAAATGGATTGTGTAGATTTTGTTTTGAAATCTTCAAACTTTATGAAAAACATATAAAGCAGAAAGGCTGTGCAAGTTCTGCACAGCCTTTTTTAATTCTAAATAGAGAGGTAGCGATGTCAATAACCCCCACCTAAAAGAAGGAGCTTATAAAAGTTCTTATTGACTAGACTAAGTGCTTCGGGCACTACGTTATCTGTGAATGTATAGGCACCAGTGGACGTTCGGTCTAATCCACTGCTCTGCGGTATATGGTTAAATAGTTCTGAGGGGTAGGAACAGTGCTGTATACATAAAAACCACAGAATAACATTGTCTAAGACCGCTAACTTCATTTTATGGAGGTAAACTAAATGTTAGTTTATGTTTTGAATCGACACGGACAACCATTAATGCCGTGTTCTGCAAGGAAAGCTCGGTTACTTCTGAAACAGAAGAAAGCCGTTGTAGTTCGTAGGGAGCCGTTTACAATCAAATTGTTATACGGCTCATCTGGTTATAAACAAGAAATAACTCTTGGCGTTGATTGTGGGAGTAAACACATAGGTATGAGTGCAACAACAAAAGAAAAAGAATTGTATGCTGCAGATGTAACTCTTAGAAATGACATTGTTGACTTACTCTCAACAAGACGACAGAACAGACGAACAAGAAGAAGTCGACTTAGATATAGACAGGCACGATTTAATAACCGTGTTCATTCTAAGAACAAAGGCTGGCTTGCACCGTCGGTTGAACATAAGATTCAAACTCATTTCAAAGTAATTGAGAATGTATACAAGATTCTTCCTGTTAAAAAACTGATTGTTGAAACGGCCTCTTTTGATATCCAGAAGATTAAGAATCCAGATATTCATAACGAAGGATATCAGCAGGGTGAACAACTTGGATTCTGGAATATTCGAGAGTATGTTCTTTTTAGAGACGGTCATACCTGTCAATGTTGCAAGGGAAAGTCTAAAGACCCGATTCTAAATGTTCATCACATTGAATCAAGAAAGACTGGTGGCAATGCTCCTAACAATCTTATTACTCTCTGTGAAACTTGCCATAAAGGTTATCACAATGGAACTGTTCAACTACCTAAGAATATTAAGCGAGGAATGACATTTAAGGACGCTACATTTATGGGAATTATGAGATGGGCTTTATACAACAGAT